GAACATGGTATATTTGACAAGAGTGATTTTGAAGAAATACTATATCCTTATGGTAGAGAATTTAAATATGAGTTTCCTGTTAGTCTAACTCATTATCCTATAATAAATTCTAAAGTAGAAGTATTAAAAGGAGAAGAGATAGCTAGACCTTTAAACTTTATGGTTGTAGATAAGAGTTCAGATGGTTTTAACAGAACACAAGAACTTAGAAGTAAATTAGTGTTAGATGTATTAACAAACGAACTTCTTCTTACTATTAATAAAAAAGGACTTGAGGAGGGTTTATCTAAAGACCAATCTGGAGAAGAGTTAGATAGTATTGAAAAAGTTAATAAATATATGTCTTATGGATATAGTGATTTATTAGAAGAGAAACTTACTGATTTATTGCGGTATTTTATAGATGCCGATCAATTAAAGTATAAATTTAATAAAAACTTTACTCGTCTTCTTTGTACAGGTTCTGAAATATATCATTTAGATATTATATCTGGTACACCAACCGTCAGGGTAGTTAATCCTCTTTACTATGATTGTGATACGTCTGGTGAAACTGATTTCTTAGATGGGGCAACTTGGAGTAGAGAATACGAGTATGTTAGTGTTAGTGAAATAACAGCCAGATATGCTGAATATTTAACAGATGAAGATATAGAACATATAGAAAATAATAGAGGTATTAATAACGTTATAGGTGGTTTTAATGACTTTTATCCTAGTTTTAATTCTTCTGTTAATAATTATAACTATATTCGAGTTTGTCATTTTGAATGGGTTACGTTAAAGAAGATTGGTTTTCTTACTGTAACTGATTTAGAAAGTGGAGAGATAGTTGAAAAAGATGTGGTAGATGAAGACTATAAGAAGCAATATAGAGGAAATCCTTCTGTTAAAGAAGAAGTTAAGTGGGAATGGGTTAATGATAGATGGAGGGGTATAAAGATAGGGTCTAGTGTATATATTAGACTTGAATCTATGCCTCGTCAGTATGATACTATTGAGTCTTTTTCTAAATCAAGTTCTTCTTATATTGGGACTAGATCTAACTTTAGTTTAGTTGATAAACTTAAACCTTATCAATATTTATATAATGTACTTTGGTTTCAATTAAAGAAACTAATGGCGGCTTCTAAAGGTAAGGCTTTTGTTATGGACGTATCTCAAATACCTACTTCTCATGGTTTTACTTGGGAATCATGGTTACACGCATTAGATTTATATAATGTAGCTCCTATTAATAGTTTAGAGATTGATGAGAATAGTAAGAAACAATCTAGTTTTAATCAGTTTCAAACAGTGGATAGAAGTATGGGGGATGCTATTAATTCTTTCATACAACAGTTTCAGTTCATTGAACAACAAATGGGGCAAGTGTGTGGAGTTACTCCTCAACGTGAAGGACAAGTTCATCAAAACGAAACTTATGGAGGTGTAGAGAGAAGTGTTACTCAATCTAACTCTATTACAGAATCTTTATTTTATATACATAATGAATGTAAAAGAAGAGTAATAGAACGTATGATGGATATGGCTAAGATTGCATTTAAAGAAGGAGTAAAAATGCAATATGTTATGGATGATCTTGGTAGAAAATTAATAGAAATTAATGAAAGTGACTTTAAGAACTCTGAGTTTGGTATAATTATAAGTAATTCTGGTGAAGATGCTAAGAACTTACAAAGTTTAAAAGATGCGGCTATGATGGCACTTCAACAACAACAGATAAGTTTAAAAGACTTTGCAGATACTATTATAACTAAGTCTATGGCTAAAGTTAGAAACCTTCTTATTGATGCTGAGAAACATAATCAAGAGAAACAACAAGCTCAACAAGAAGCTCAAGGGCAACAAGCTCAACAACAACAACAAGCTCAGTTACAATTTGAACAACAAAGAGTTCAAATAGAAACTGAATCTAAACTACAAGTAGAACAACTTAAAGCTGATACAGCTATTAGAGTTGCTGAGATAGCGGCTGAGTCTAAAGTGATGGCTTTTAGGGATGATGTCCCTGTGGATCGTAACAACAATGGAACAATTGATGCTATTGAAAGAGATAAGTTAGCTCTTGAACGAGAGATAAAGAACCGAGAGCTTAATATTAAGCAACAAGAAGTAGATGTTAAGAAACAAGATTCTGAAACTAAGAAAAAGGACTTGTCTATACAGAAAGAACAAATGAATACTGATCTTGAATTAAGTAAGAATGAACTTAAAAAACAAGATGGTGAAATACATAAGATGAATGAGCAAAGTAAATTAGAGGCTATTAAATTAAAACAACAAAAAGAAGCTGATAATCAAAAGCTCAAATCAACTCAACTACTTAATAAAGAAAAACTTAGTGCTGAAAAACAAAAACTTTCTATAACAAAAGAAAAGAAGAAATTAAGTATTAAAAAACCAACTAAAAAGAAATGAAAAAAGAACCAGGATTAGATATAATAGGTGAAGACGATTATGATAATTTAAAAGAAGAAGCGGGTAAACCTAAAATAATAGAACAAGAAGAGGAAGAAGACGAGGAGGAAGTAGAAGAAGTAGATACAGAAGAAGAAGACCACGAGGAGCGAAGCGACGAGTACGAATATGAATCTGACGTATCTACTGATGAAGAAGAGGAAGACCTATATGTAGAATTAACTGCTACTATACTTGAACGACGAGGTATTGAACTCAACCAAGATGTAGTTGATCTATTTATAGAAGAAGGAGGTGGAGTAGAAGGTTTATTAAACGTACTTGAGAATATTAAACCTGATTATTCACATGATTTGGTAGAAGAGTTTGATGACTATGTTAGTAGAGGAGGTAATCCTTTAGATTGGATTAAAGCTCAGAATGAAGTGGAAAGTAGTATGGATTTGAGTACAATAGAAGGAGCGGCTAATGCTATTCGTACTTATTATGAGGCTTCTACTAATTGGGGTAATGATCGAATAAATAAAGAACTCTCTAAATTAAAAACTGTTGAAGATTATGAAGATAAGCTAGAAGAAATACTTCCTGAATTAGAAAACATAAAGAGAGAAAAGGAAATTAACTTATTTAGGGAGTTAGAGGAAAAACGTCTAAGGGAAGAACAAGAGTATAAAGTTTACGTTAGTAATGTTAATGCTTACGTAGCTAATATAGATACAGTTAAAGAACTAAGTATTCCTTTTAACCAGAAAGATAAGAAAGGATTTTTTAACTATTTCATACAACGAGGAAACGATGGATTAACTCAATATGAAAAAGAAATACGTACCGATCCAACTATGGAATTAAAGTTAGCTATGTTAGCTTATAAGAATGCTCATAAAGGAGAACTTGAAAAAGTAATAAAGAACGAAGCTGTTAATAAAATAGAAAAATTAGCTACTAAACAAGTTAAGAAAACAGTAACTCAACCTACTAAAGTTCGTATTGTAAGTGAAGATGATTATTAATATAATTAAAACAATTAAAAACAAAAGACTAAGTAAAAATGATACAAACTCAATTTAAAGCTCAACAATTTAGAGATGGTACTTTTACTGATCAAAATCAGTTAGCTTCCGCTCTATTAACTACACCTCACGTAGAAGATCAATTAACCTATGCTTTAGGTGATCCTACTAAGAGTAATCGTTATGGTCTTATACAAAGTATGACCACTAAGGTATTCTCTGGTAGTTCTGCTACTGAAGGTAGTTCTTATAAGATGATAGGTAACAATACTTATGAATGGCATATGCAAGGAGCTTGGTTACGTACTATTCCTATTACAGATAATGCTTATGGAGCTAGTGATACACCTGGTTATAACTTTCAACCGTTTACAGTTAATTTAGCTGAGAAGTATTTTAGTGTTGGTGACGTATGTATGACTAACTCTCGTAAGTTAATTCGACTTAAAGAAGAACCTTATCAATCTGGTAATAGTTGGTGTCATACTTTCCAATTATCTACTTATACTCCTGAAGACTTTGTTCCTGCTTCTGACTTACAAAGTGATAAAGTGTTAGCTTGGTCTCACACTATGTTTGAAGAAGGATCTGAGGGTGGTGGTAGTAAAGAAGCTACTCCTATGGCTTTCCGTAATACTATGACTATTCAACGTATGGCATGGGGTATGACAGGTGGAGCTAAAACAGATGTAATGGTATTTAAGTTTAAAGTTGGAGATAAAGCTAATTCCGATCTGTGGCTTTATAAAAAACAATATGAGAATTTAGTATTGTGGAATAGAATGCAAGAAGCTATGTTATGGAATAGCCGTACTACGGTAGATCCTGTAACAGGTATGATTAGTATAAGTGGTTCTAATGGTAGGTCTTTACGTGCAGGTAGTGGTATTGAAGAACAAATATCTGGCTCTAACCAAATAATTGTAAATGAACTTACAGAAGATGTTTTACAGTTTATGCTTACAGATATTGATCAAAACTATCAAGATGTAGAAGACAGAAAAATGATGGTCTTTACAGGAATGGGTGGTATTCGAGAATTTGATAGAGCTATGAAACGTAGTCTTGGTGGGTTAGGTGGTTTTGTTCAAGAGGCTAATACTTTCATCGAGAAAAAAGGTGGTAATAAACTTGCGTATGGTTCGCAATTTACTACTTATCGAGGTTTGTTAGGTACTGAGTTTACAGTTGTACATCACCCTTTCTTTGATGATAAAACTATTTGGACAGAGATTGATCCTGTTACTGGTTATACTACTAAATCTTTTGAGATGTTCTTTTTAGATTTCTCTGTTATGGATGGAACTCCTAACATTCAACTTATTAGTAAAGGGGCAGGTGGAGACAATCGTCGTTTAAAAACTTGGTTTACAGCAGGTGCTACTACTCCATCTATGGGGGATTATGGTAAACAACCTTCTGAGAAAGAAATGAGAGAAATAGCTAGAGAGTCTATTCGTTCTAATGGGTATGATGGTTTCATGAACTATTATTTGAGTGAAACAGGTGTTATTATTCGTAACCCTCTTCGTTGTGGTAAGATTACAGTAGCAAGAACGTTTTAAGAAATATTATGAGTAAAGAAACAGTAGTAGAAAAAGAAAAAGGAACAAGTAAAGAACAAGTAAAAGCAAATGTTCTACCTTATGAGATAACAAGGATTGTTAAGAATAGTACAAAGAAATATCTTGTTCCTTATTCTAAAGTTAAGTATGGTTACAAGTCAATGTTACCTAACTGTACTAAGCGTATAATGTTATTAAAAGATAGACAAGGAAAATGGTTACTTAATCATACAGAAGAAGAACTAAAAGAGTATAAAGAACTTAAAATATTTACAGTAGATCCTATAACTAGAGAAGTTGTTTATAATGATGCTTTCTTATCTAAGTATATGATCATTATAGGAGATTCAGGTAGAGTATTCGATTTAAGTAAAGAGGCAGATAGGTTTGAATATAAAGTAATACAATTACCTTATTATAAAATTATAGGAAGTGTTAATAATGATACTGCTTCTCTTGATGCACGCTTCTATATAAAAGACTTGATAGAAGAATCTAAACAAATATCTCAACGAGCAGTTAAATATGGTAACGCTTTAAAGAAACTTAGTCTAATGACTAAATCCGATATGATTTCTTTTAGTTCTCTTTATAAAGTTAATGTAATAACTATGACTGCTGAATTAGCAGAGAGTACAATAATTAGAGAATTTGATCGAGATGAAAAGAACTTGGATTCTTTTCTTGATTTGTTTGAACCAGGTGATTCTAATAGTCTTAATGTTAAACCTGATACACAAGATCGTATATTCTTTAATCTATTAATAGCTTATGGAGTATTTAATATAAAAGGAGGATACTATTATTTCAGGAATATTAACTTAGGTATGAGTGAAAAGGATGTACTTCGATTTATTAATCGTCCCGATAATCAACAAATTAAATACGAAGCAGAAGTAGAATTACAGGATAAATTAAAAGGATAATCTAACTTTAACGAGTGTAACGAGTATGACCATATACACAATGTATTCAACTTTTGAGGAGTTATTAGATAAAGTGGCATCGTCCTCTTATCCCGAAATAACTGATGAACAAAAAGACTCTTTCTTTAATATAGCTTGTGAACGTTTCATTAAACAACGTTATGGATCGACTAATAATAGGAGTAGAGGATTTGAAGAAATACAGAAAAGAACTGACGATCTAAGTAATTTAGTAAGAAATCAACAGTTGAATATATTAGGTAGTGGTGTACATAGCACAGAAGATTATCCAAGTGTAATTTATCCTATACCGGATGATTATTGGTTTAGTATAACAGAAAGAGTTAGATTAAGAACTAAGTGTAAAACAGTTGAGGTAGGAGTAACAAAAGGTCGTCACGATGAAATAAGTTACAGACTTAATGATCCTTTTAATAGACCAGACGATAGTACAGCTTTTAGAGTAATACATTCTAATCAAACAACTGATAATAGTAATAATGTTATAGAACTCTTTTATAGTAAGGACGTAACTCCTTTAGAATATAGTTTAACTTACTTAGCTCAATATAGACCTTTGTTTGGTGTTAATCCAGCTAATAGGAGATTCATAGAAGCTAATGCTAACTTAGATCCTCCTCCTACTCATCACGTATTTGGTATAGGAGTTCAACCATTCGGTTCTTATACAGTTCCAAGTTGGTTTGATACTGAGTTTTGGTTTAATCCACAATGTCATCAAGAAATAATAGATTTAGCTGTTGAGGCTTGCCTTGAGGCTTTAGAACATCCTCGTTTACAAACATTCACAAGTCAATTAAATAAACAAGAATAATAAATAAGAATTTATAAAATAAAAACATGGCTAGACATAAAGTAGAACAAGTAATAGTAGCAGAACAATGGGGACAGAGAAACGCGGCTGGTGTATTCGTACCAGGTACTGCTCTCGGTACTGTTGATCCATTCAATCAAACAACTTTCCATTCTCCTAAACTCCAAACTAACGGATTGTCTGATGTATTTTCAGGTGATTTAGTAGTA